AATTCCTAACTGCTAATTCCTAATTACTGCGCAAATGTCAATAGTAAATGCGAAAAAAATATAAAAAAATATAATCAGGCTTCCCGCGCCAATTCTTCAAGGCATTCCGCGAACACGATTTCAGAGGTTTTCCAGCCCAATATTTCACGCGGATAATTGTTTATCCATGCTTCCGTTTCCTTGATGTTCGCCCGGCTTACCTTGTTGAAGTCGGTTCCTTTCGGGTACTTCCGCCGAATCATTTTGTTTGCACACTCATTTGACCCGCGTTCGCAACTTGTGTACGGGTGGCAATAATACATTTTGGTTCGTCTGCCTTTCCGTAGGATAGACCGTTCAAGGCTCTTCACGTCGGAGAACTCCCCGCCGTTGTCTACGGTGATTGTCTGGAACACGCGCGGAAACAGCGCCCCGAACCTCCGTTCAATACGGTTCAGGGCGCGAACTGTGCTGATTGCGGTTCGGTCGCGCATTTTCTCTATAATTTCTTTTCGCGTCAGGCGCTCCGTCATAACCAGCAAGGCACACGAACCCTCTTTGCTTGAATATACGGTGTCCATTTCCCAATGCCCGAAAGTGATTCGCTGGTTAATCACTTCCGGGCGTTTTTCTATGCTCTCACCCCGCGGGGCGCGTTTCGTCGTCTTTACCCGGTGATAGGGCCGCTTGCGCTTCGGCTTCTCCGGCAAGTCCTTGTTCGTCAGGTTCAAGAAAACACCCTTTTCAATGTAGCTGTAAAACGTGCTGACACAAATAGAGGTTTTGAACGTCCGGCCCTCTAACTCTATGTCGGCAAGGGCCGCGGCGGGCGAACGGTCTTCTTCAATGACCTTGCGCTCCAAATAGTCGGCAAGCTCGCGGTCATTGCCGATTTTCAGCGGTGCGCCTTTTGCCGAAAGGTTTTCACGGTATCGCCTGTGCGCTTCGTCCGGATTATACCTTTCTTCCTCCGTCCAATCTGAATTACGGTGAACCATGCGGGCGCGTTTTACTTCGCGGTAAATAGTGCTGATATGCACATGAATTTCCGCGGCAATCTCCTTTGCCGAATGGCCGTTATTCAATAACGCTTCGATCTTGTAACGGTCTGCCTTTGTTAAATGGCTAAAACAATGCCCCATGCTCCACGCCCCCCTATAAACAAAAATAAGGGGCGGTTTCCCGCCCCCTGCGCCTGAAATTAACTCCTTCTTTTGTCGTATTCGTCCAGCCCTTCCAGCGTGGCCGGATCGGTGAGAATGTCCCGCAAGCTACATTCAAGGGCGTTGCAAATTTTTAATAATGTCGCCAGCTTTGCCCCGTTAATATCCCGCGCGCCTCTTTCGTAGTCTTGCAGGATACGCACGGAAATTCCCGCCGCCGCCGCAAGCTGTGATTGTGACATACCAGCCGCCAGCCGTGCGGCCTGCAATTTCTCGTTTCTATATGCTATTTTAACGCTAATATCCACGCGCCGAACCTCCCTTGACATTTTCGCGTTTTATCGGTTATAATAAAGGCGACGGGCGGGGATACCCGCCGCCGTATCTGTTAGGACTGTTTGTTCTTCTTGTTGGGCTTTATGCTGATTGTGATACGCTCCACCGTTTCACTTTCCAAAGCCTTTTTGAGAAGTTCAAGCAGTTCTTTTATTTGCTCTTCGGTCAATCTTCGCACCCCCTTTCCGGTGGTGTTGTCTTCTCCTTTCGCTTTACTCGGCTTCCCCTTGCCTGTGATTTTATTATACGGCATTTGCCGTATAAAGTCAATAGCTTTCAAGAAAATAATTGCGAAAAACAGCAAAAGCGGCGGGAATTTCCCGCCGCTTCATTCGTTTTCATCATCAATCAGCCAAAGAGGGGATACGCCTAACACTTTAGCAATCACTTTCAATTCGTAATCAGTAACAAACCGTGTTCCGATCTCAATTCTTGAAAGGCTGTCCCGCTCTATTGTCACACCTTCAATTTGCAGTTTCGCGGCTAACGCCTCTTGCGTAAGCCGCTTCTTTTGCCGTGCTTCCCGCACTCTGTCGCCGCATATATTCTTCCGGCCTTTATAGTCGTATATCTTCACCCACGATCACCCGCGCCCCTCTCGTTGTGCTAAACATCAGCACTTTTCTTGACTTTAACACAAAATTCTTGCATAATTGTGTTAAAGGTCAGAATACAAAAAGTATTCTTCCCTTGTTGCCATAATTTAAGCACACGAAAGGAGCTATTCAAACTATGAAGCAATCGTTTTTATCCTCTGCCTTGTCAATGTTTGGGCGCGGAAAGAAAGAAGAAAGGTGCGCGGCTGTGGACGCGGCAAAGGAAACAAAGGTCTATTTTGAAGAGGGCGGCACAAGGTATCACACAAACGCGCATTGTTCCGGAATGAGAAAACCGCAATATATCCCGCTTTCTGTCGCAAAGAAACGCGGCCTTTCTCCATGCAAGAAATGTGCGCCGTATGGTGTCTCGCCGACTGTCCGGCCAGCTCCCGCCGCTCCGTTGTTTGCCTCTGCGACTACAAGTGAAACAAAGCCCGCTTTCGAATTTCTTTCCGTGAAGGTTGCGAGCGTTACCTTCAAGAACGGGCGCAAAAGCCGTCAAACCATCTTGCGAAAAATCCACTTCAAAGACGAACCTTTCGACAAGGGAACAATGGAATTGACTTTGCAACGGGAAGAATGGGAAGGCAAGCCCGCTTTCGGTGTCTATGTCAACGGCGACCAAATCGGGAATATCCCCGCCGAACACGCCGACTATGTGAACGACAATTTTTCCCGCCTCGACGGAATTGTGAACATAGAAGTTTACGGCGGCGGGGACGGCCAGAATTACGGCGCGGAAATAACATTGCGCTTTCGGAATGAGTAAACTCCCACAAAACGACAAAAAGCCCCCACGCCAGCCATAAACGGCCAGCGCGGGGGCTTTTCTATGTTCTGTTACTCTTTCCATGTGCCGCCAAGCGCGGCGATCGTGTACCTGTCCGCGCGTCCGTTTACAATCAAGCCTTTTGACGCTTGAAAACAGCGCACGGCGTAAGCGGTCAACCTTCCGTATGTCCCATCGGCTCCGTTTGTGCCGCAATGGTAATTCCGTTCGATCAAGGCCGTTTGCAATGCCTTCACATCTTCGCCGCGCATAAGGGGTTTTGTCACTTTCAGCACGCGGGCAACCTCAAAGGAACCCGCCGTGGGCGGTGTCCGTTCCGGCTTTTCGCTGTCATGCTCCGATTTTCCCGCCATCTGTTCCGGCGCGCGGGCGGTTTGTTCCTCTTCGGCCTTCACGCGATCCGGCGCGGCTTCCTCGTTCTGCTGGACGGGCGCGGCCTGTTCTTCGGCAACCTTTTTCCGCGTGCGCGTGGTTTTGTTCTCTGTATCCTTCTTCGTCGCGCGCTTGCGTGTGCCTGTGTTTTTTCTCTGTTCGCTCATGCGTAAAACCTCCCGTAATGAAATAAGCCCCCGCCGCCGCGGTTCAGCGGAAGCGGGGGCTTCGTGTATCAGGCGGGCGGCATGTGGCCGCCGCCTCCATCAAACCGCGGGCGGTAAAGGAGTAAACCCGCGCGCGGCGCAATGGCAATTAAGTATTCAGGGCTTCCGCGGTGTCGGTATGCGTCTTCGGAAGCGCAAAAACGGCGGCTTCGATCGCACCGTCAACAATCTTCTTCAAATCGTCGTCGATTTCAATTCCTGCCGCTTCGATAAACTGATATACAAGTTTTGTCGCTTCTTCCTTGCGCTGTCCCTCTTCAATTTTGCTTGTTTTGTAAAGCTGTTCGGCGGCCTCTGTTGCTTTCTGCGCCCACCCGATCACCTTGTCAATAACAGTGATAACGGGAACTTCGGGGAAGAACTCTTGCAGGGTATCGACCACATGATCCGCGGTGTCAAGAACGGTTGTCGTCCCTGTCAGAACGCCGGAAATATTGATCCCCTTCTTTACCAGATAGGGGATCAATACGATCAGCCCCACGAAAACGACCGCTACGACGGCCACAACCACAAGAACAATTACCATGTTATCCATTTTTCAAATCCTCGCTTTCTTTTTGTCGGTGTTTATATTTGTTACTCCTTTACAAGCGTGAGATCGGAAACGCGCACGGCGGCCACGGTCACGCCGCCGTAGGTGATAACGGCGCGATCGCCGTCCAGCTCCGAAACTACATGATCGCGGCTATACACGAAAGAGGCCAGCCCGCCGCCCGTGTAGGTCTTCGCGCCCTGCTTTACGCGCACGACGCTTCCGGCCTTGACTGTGCCGCCTGCGCCGCTTCCATCTGCAAGAACAAGATCGGAAACACGCACGGCGGCCACGGTCACGCCGCCGTAGGTGATAACAGCGCGATCGCCGTCCAGCTCCGAAACTACATGATCGCGGCTATACACGAAAGAGGCCAGCCCGCCGCCCGTGTAGGTCTTCGCACCCTGTTTCACA